CCTCGAACTGATCGCGGCCGAGCCGGTGACGGCGGCCGAGGGCGAGGCCATCGACGTGGCCCAGGCGCGCGAGGACGTGCGCGTGGCGGCCCTGGTCGCCTCGGTCTCCGCTCCCGCCCTCCCCGAGATCGCGCAGTTCGCGATGCCGGTGCTGACCGGGCCGACCCCGATCACCTGGGACTTCAAGACCGGCCGGGTGTTCGGCCACATCGCCACCTGGCGCACCTGCCACGTCGGCTACCCGGACACCTGCATCACCCCTCCGCAGGCCGAGGGTGGCTACTCCTGGTTCAACCGGTTCGCGGTCGAGACCGCCGACGGAGGAGTGATCGGCGCCGGGCGCATCACGCTCGGCGGGCGGCACGCCGCTCTCAGCCTGTCCGCCAGCTCGGCGATGGCCGCCTACGACCTCAAGACCGTGGCCGCCGACGTGGTGGCGTACGAGGACGAGCACGGCATCGTGGTGGCCGGGGTGATCCGGCCCGGCCTGACCGCCTCGGACATCGGGGTGCTGAACCGGCGCAAGGTCTCCGGCGACTGGCGCGAGGTCGGCGGCTCGCTCGCCCTCGTGGAGGTGCTCGCCCTCTCCCCCGGCCCGCGCTCGCAGTCCGAGCCCGGCTTCCCGGTGGCCGAGGTCTACAGCTCCCGGGGCCGTCAGGTGGCGCTCACGGCCTCGTTCGGGCCCGAGGATGTGCCGGGCCAGGGTCCGCGTTTCGCGGGCGGCCTGCTGGACGTGGACGCCCTCGCGGCGGCACTGGAGCGCCGCCAGGCGCAGCGCGCGGCCAACCAGATGGCGGCCCAGGCCGCCGAGGAGGCGCGCGCCGGGCTGGCTGATGTCATCAAGATCGACAGTGATCGGGAGCGCGCCGCACTCGCGGCGGTGCTCGGGGAGGAGTGATCGTGGCCTGCGGCTGCAAGAACAAGAACCGGGCCGGTGCACTCAACGCCCGGTACACGGTGACGCTGCCCGGCGGCAAGCTGAGTATCACCAAGGCGACCAAGGAGCAGGCCGACGCGTACGCGGCCAAGCACCCCGGATCGACCGTCAAGCCCGCTTGAGACGCAGAGAAGCCCCGGCCGGTCGGCCGGGGCTTCCTCGTTCACTCGGCCATCTCCTCGGTGTCGTCCACGTAGGTGACCAGCACACCGGCCGCAAGGCCAGCAGCGGTCAGCTCCCGGATGAACGCCAGCGGATCGTTGGTCACGCGGGTGGTCATCTGCCGGTCGGCCCCGTTCGTCGTGTCCCGCACGTCTACGAAGTACCGGCCCTCCACGCGCCCGTCGGTGGAGATGCTGACCCGAGCCTCAACGGTCTTGTTCATGGTCGCTGTGCCTCTCTGGAGTTTTCAACTGGCCGGTCCCGGCCACAGAGAGAACCTTACCGCCCTGACTGTGAAGTGTCAACCCGCGACGACCCCGTAGACGAGCCACTCGACGCCGTTGAGGAAGCCCGTCGCGATGTCGCTCGCCGCGCGCTCCAGGAAGCCCCGGAGCGCCTTGACCGGCCGGGGCCTGGCCGAGAACACCGTCCGGCCGCACAGGCCACCCAGGATCAGCGTCAGCGGGCCCAGCACGGCCACGGCGGCCACGAGGGCGAACAGGGCGAGGACAACCAGGGTGGGCACGCTCAGGCCGTTCATGACGACTCCTCCACGGGTGCGGAAGCTTCCGAGCTTTCCTCACGTTCCGGCGTGATCACAAGGGCGGCTGGACGCAGCTCCCGCTCCAGGCGCTGGTAGTTGTCCCGCCAGACGTACCGCTCCTCCAGCTTGCCGCCGGTCACCGGCGCCCACTCGAACGGGATCTGGTGCCAGGAGCTGAGCAGGTAATCCGGCACGGTGCTGGAGAACCCGACATTGCCGCCGAACTGCTCCAGCCCGATGTTGGCCAGGCGAAGCGCCGGGCACTGCCACCGTGTGTCCTTCTCGATCACCTCGATCACGCGCCCGGCGCTGCTCCCGTTGGTGATGTAGGCGCCGATCCCGAACTCCACGGCGATCACCCCGTCACGCCGGAAGCGGCCAGGATGGTGCCCTTGCCGAACCGGCCACCGCTGATCCGGACGGCGCCCTCGGTGAGATCAACAAAGACGTCGTAGTCCGATGAGGTGAGGTACCGGCCACAGTGCTTGTAGAGCACGTGGGCGATCTTGTCGACGTCCGTGGTCAGGTTGGCCGGGATGTGCACGGTGAGCGCGGCCTCGGGCGTGGCGCCGGTCCGGCCGATCCGCTCGAACTTGACGATCAGGTCGGCGCCCAGCAACGGGCTCTTGGCCTCGGCTGCCGGGGCCGCCTCCTGAGCGTCATCCTTCGCGGACCACACGGACTGGCACTTGACGACCTCGGTGTTCTTGTCCGCATGCTCCTTGGCCCAGTTCATCGCGGCCCGAGCGTCGCGGCCGAAGTTCTTACGCGGGCGGCTGTCGCTGCCCCGGTCGTAGTAGACGAAGTACTGCGGATCCTGCATGGCCCCTCCCCAGGGCTTGGGGGAGGCGGGCATCAGGCCCGCCTCCCGGCTGGTCACTTGCTGATACAAATCGGGCCAATTCCCGCCGCGCGGCTGGCCTCGTCGGTGAGCGTCCGGCCGCACCGGCCGCACTCGCCCAGCTCGTGCCCGTAGCGGATCATGGCCGCCTGGGCGTCCTGGGCGATCAGCGCGAGCACGGCGTGAATCCGGCTCACGTTGCGGATCGCGTGCCACTCGTCGCTGGCCTGGATGTCCAGGAAGACGAACCCGGGGCGACGGCCGTTCTTGACCCGGAAGAACCGCAGGACGCCGTCCTCCTGGACCGCGTAGCGACCGTCCTCCACCTGGGCGACCGGCGCCTGGGGAGCAGTCCGGGCCGCCGCCTTGAGCGCCTTGGACCGCTCGATCAGGGCGTCGATCCAGCGGGAGATCCCGGTCCGGGCGTCCCGGCCGTACGTCCACTCCCCGGCGGCGGTCATGCCGTCGGTCCAGATCCGGGCCGCCGAGCCCAGCGCCGCGTCCAGCTCGGTGATCTCGCTGATCAGGCGGTCCATCAGGGCGGCCTGGGCGGGCGAGCGGCGGTCGGTCTTGGGCGCCTCCATCGGCACCAGGTTCAGCAGGTCCTCGGCCTCGGCGGCCACGTCGTATGCCGCGCCGTTCGCGTCGTGGAAGGTGCGCAGGAAGCGCGCGGTGTGCGGGTGCTTCTTGTAGTTCCGCTCGCGGGTCGTGGTAGCCATCTCGCCTGGTCCTCTCGCTACGGGCCGCTCGCTGCGGCCTTACGAGAGATACATTACCGTCATGACTGCAAGGTGTCAACCATCCGTTTCAAGATCTTTCTTGACCGTCCTGGTTTCCTAGGATGCTCCGCATCCAAGGACAGTGCGGCCGAGATGGCCGCACTCGGTGCTACGATCCTGCTCAGAACGCGTGGTGCCTGAGTTTCGGACCGGCCACTGACACGTAAGAGACAACCCGAAGGACGAGACATGTTCACGTTCCCGTTCGAGGTCCCGGCCGATCTCAGCGCACTCAGCGCCGAAGAGTTCGCGACCTTTGCCGCGCTGGCGCGCGAGAACGCCCGTACCGCCCTGGCCGACGAGGCCGCCTCGCCGGACGCCCTGGTCGCCTACCGCGACCTGCTCCAGAACGTCCAGGCCGACGAGACCCGGCGCACCGAGCTGGCCACCGCTGCCGCCGATGCCCGCGCCCAGCTCGCCGGTGGCCTGCTGGACGACCCGGCCCCGGCCACCGAGCCCGAGCCGACCCCGGAGCCCGAGCCGACCCCGGCGCCCGCCCCGGCCAACCCGCCAGCTCCGGCCGGTGGCACGCTGGACGAGCCCGCCGACGCCGAGCCCGAGCGCTACGCGTCGATGGTCGCCAGCCAGTCCGGCGACGTGCTGACCAGCTTCGGCCAGGCCGGTGCCGTCCTGGACCAGCGGCTGGCCCGCTACGGCTCGGCCAAGTCCAAGGGCCAGCGCAAGGCGCTGAACAAGGCCGGTACGCACTTCGCCCTCGGCGACCGGACTCTGGTCCGCCACGGTGGCGTCTCGTTCCAGCGCGAGTTCCCGGCGGACTTGCGCATCACCAACCCCCAGAACGCGCTCTCGGTCATCGAGCACGCGGGCAACCAGCGCCGCCTCCCCGGCGGCTCGCTGATCGCCTCCATGGAGGCCAAGGTCAAGGCCGGTAAGGCGCTCACGGCGGCGGCCGGTTGGTGTGCCCCGTCCGAGACCATCTACGACCTCTGCATGCTGGAGACCATGGACGGCCTCCTGGACATCCCCGAGGTCCAGGCGCCGCGCGGTGGCTTCTTCATCCCGGAGGACGGCGGCCCCGACTTCTCGGTGATCTACAACGGCATCGGTGACGACGGTGACGTGATCCTCACCGAGTACGAGGTGGAGAACGGCGCCGAGAAGGTTTGCGTCGAGATCCCCTGCCCGGACTTCATCGAGGTCCGGCTGGACGTGGCCTACGTCTGCATCACCGGCTCGCTGCTCCAGCGCCGGGGCTACCCCGAGGCCGTCACCCGGTTCAGCCAGGGCACGATGGTGGCGATGGCCCACAAGGTCAACCAGTCGGTCATCGCCCGGCTGGTCGCGGGCTCCGGCTCGCCCATCACCATCCCGGACAACTCGGGTGGCGACGACGCGGTCTCGCAGCTCCTCTCGGCCATCGAGCTGGCCGTGGAGGACGTCAAGTACCGCAACCGGATGGGCCGGGGGGAGACCATGGAGGTCGTCCTCCCCGCCTGGGCGATCGCGCCGATGCGCGCCGCTCTCGCCCGCCGCCGGGGCGTCTCCGAGTGGAACGTCTCGGACGCTGAGATCCTGGCCGCGTTCACCACCCGGCACGCCGTCCCCCGGTTCGTCTACGACTGGCAGGACGCCTACTCCGGTCTGTCCAACAGCCCGGGTCGCGCGACCCCGATCACGGCCTTCCCGACGGACATCAGCTTCCTGGTCTACCCGGCCGGGACCTGGGTCAAGCCGGTTCAGGACGTGGTCAGCCTGGACACCGTCTACGACAACGCGATGCTGACCCAGAACCAGTACACGGCGCTGTTCGCCGAGGACGGCTTCAACGTCATGAAGATGTGCCGTGAGAGCCGCCTGTACACCGTCGGGTTCGATCCCAACGGCCTGTGCTGCGCCTGATCGTGATCTCCCCTTCCCAGCCTCACTTGTTCGGGGCTGGGGAGGGACACGACTGATGATCACGAGGAGGTGAGCAGCACATGGCAGGATCTCTGATCCCGGCCCAGATCGTCCCGGCACCCCAACCGGCCCGGCGCCGCTACGGCCTGTTCGATGCGGCCACCGGCCCGCTCGACCTCTCCCCGCACGGGGAGGGTGGTGGCGTCCGCTACGTGCCGGACGACTGCGGCGAGGGCGTCGCCTACGGCGTTGCCTGCTACGGCACCGGCGACGGCCAGACCCCGGCGCCCGCCAAGCCGCAGGACCCGGACAATGCCGAGGTGGACACCGGTGTGTTCCTGGCGCTGGCCACCCTGGAGTGCTCGGCGGTCGGCTACACGGCCGAGGAGATGCGGACCAAGGTCCGGCGCCGTCACGAGACGACCGAGATGGGCGTGGTTGAACGCGCCCTCTGGACCGGCCGTGACTTCCAGGGCAACCCGCTGGGCATCCTCAACCTGGAGGATGCGGCCGAGGACATCTCGGTCATCGGCGACCCGGGCTTGATCACGGATGTGATCGGCGCCCTGGAGCGGTACGCCTACACCGAGCAGGGGTACGGCTACCAGGCCATCATCCATGCGCCGGTGGAGGTGGCCGCGTTCGCGTTCGAGGCGGGCCACATCCTTCAGGACGGCCCCCGCAAGATCACCGCGCTGGGCTCGATCTGGTCGTTCGGGGCCTACCCGGGCGGCTCGATCGTCATCACCGGCCAGACCACCGTCTGGCGCGCGCCGGAGGTTCAGGTCTACGACGCGTTCGACCAGTCCAACAACCAGCGGCTGCTGGTAGCCGAGCGGGCCTACTCGGTCGCGTTCGACTGCTTCGCGGGCCGCGCCGAATTCGATCCCCTGGAGGTGACTTCACCGTGACCAACCTCGTTTGCGCCAAGCCGCTCCAGGGGTCCACGCTGCGCGTGACCCGTCTGGACGTCTGCGGCAACCCGGAGTTCGGGGAGTGCGCGTTCGCTGTCTCCGAAGGCTTCGTGACCGCCACCATCACGCCGAACAGCGAGGAGGGGGAGCGCTTCCTCCAGCGCACGGCCAACGGCTCGGCGATCGTCAACCAGCGTGGCCGCCCGATCCTCAACTGGTACGACGTGCAGATCGTGTTCCAGGAGATCGACCCGGAGCTGTTCACGCTGATCACCGGTCTTCAGCCGTACATGGACGACCAGGACCGGGTGATTGGTTTTCCGGTGACGGAGTCCGACTACGCGACGGCCAACTTCGCCCTGGAGCTGTGGATGGGCAACGCCGAGGAGGCCTGCCTCCCCGGTGAGCTGCCGTTCTTCGGCTACAACCTGCTCCCCTGGGTGACCGAGGGCGCGCTGGCCGAGGACATCGTGGTCCAGAACGACCTGATCACGTTCCAGGTCAACGGCCGGACCCGCAAGGGCACGCCATGGGGCGTCGGCCCGTACGACGTGGTCCTGGACCAGACGGGAACCGCGTCGCCGCTGTTCACCGACATCCCGACCGACACGCACCACCTGCCGATCTGGACGCAGCTCGCGCCGCCTGAGGCGTCCTGCGGCTGCCAGTCGCTCAGCTCCTGACCGACTCGGAAACGTCCCGATCTCCTGGCGGTAGGTTGCGGATCGGGACGGAGAGGCCCAGGGACCGTCACCTGGGCGAAATCGTGGAGGCCCGGCCCTGCGGCCGGGCCTCTCGGCCCACCAACTGACAGTTAAGTGTCAACGAGGGGAGCGGGGCCATGCCCCTGAACACGGCGGGTATCAACGCGGTCCTGGACCAGGGCAACGAAGTTGTCATGTGGGTGGGTGTCGGCGGCGGCCAGACCGCCGGGGACCAGACCAGCGCCCAGAGGCGCCAGGTCACGTTCTCGGTCGCGAGCGGCGTGCTGACCGACTCCGGCGTACCCCACTCGTACACTGGCACGCCGGGCGCGGCGGCCACCAACGCGCTGTTCTTCAGCGCCTCCACGGCAGGCACCTTCTACGGCTACGACGCGCTCAGCGGAGACGCGACCTTCAACGCGGCCGGGGAGTACGACATCACGAGCCTGACCGTCACCGGCTCCTCCACCTGAGCGGCGCGGCATGGCCCGGAGAAACCTCTGCCCCAACCCGGCGGCCAAGAACAACACCGCCGGGTGGACCGGCTCGGCCGCTCCGGCGCGCGTCACCGGGCTGACCGGCTTCCCGAGCAGCACCGGGACGAAGTCCGGCGGGGCGGGGTTCATGACCTCCCCGACCGGCGCGTGCGCGCCCGGGGACCAGATCGTCGTCTCGCTGTACCAGCAGTCGGCCACCGTGCTGGGCGCGAAGACGATCTACGCAGCGTTCACGCTCAGCGCCGGGCCCGACAACTTCGATCAGACGTTCAGCACCAACCTGGACACAACGGTGCACCGGGCCACGGCGACGGTGACCGCGCCCGCCCTAGCCACCGGCGTGTACCTGCTGCTGGACGGGGTTGCCGCCGACACGGTCATGACGGACGTCATGTTCGAGCCGGGAGCAGTCGACGGCGGCTACGCCGACGGTGACACTGCCGGGTGGGCCTGGGACGGGGCGGACGGCAACTCGACCTCCACCGAGCAACCGGCCACCTCCGAGGGCACGGTGGATCTGGGCCTCGATCTGGCGGTGGCCACAACCGGCTCAGCGGCCCACCAGGGCACGACAGACACCGGCCTGGCCCTCGCGGTGGCCGCCGCCGGTTCGGCCTCTCACAGCGGCGTGGTGGCGCTGACGCTGGACCTGGGCGTGGCTGCCGCCGGTTCTCGAGAATCGTCCGGCGTGGTCGCACTCGGCCTCGGCCTCACCGTCGCGAGCATCGGGGAGCGGCGATCGCTCGGCTCGACCGCGCTGGGCCTGCGCCTGGCGGTGGCCAGTCAGGGCCGCAACGGCCAGTCCGGGCGCCCGGTCTCGCACTTCCCCTGGGCGCCTCGCCCGGCCAGCGGCTTCCCCTGGGAGCCCCGGCCTGTAAAGTCGTTCCAGGAGGTGACGGAATGACGACGGTCCCGTGCTCGTGGGATGTGGTCACACCGGACTGTGCCGGGTGGGCCGACTATCCGCAGGACACCCAGGACAAGGCGCTCTGGCTGGCGTCCACATTCCTGTGGGCGGCCACCGGCCGCCGGTACGGCGCGTGCCCGGTCACCGTGCGCCCGGCCCAGGACCGGCTCGGCGCGCCCGTCGCCTATCAGGCGTTCCCGGTCTGGCCCGGATCCGAGCCCCAGATCAGCGGCCCGTTCCTGTTCGCCGGTCGCTGGTTCAACGCCGGGTGCTCCACGGCGTGCTGCGGCACCTCGGCCTGCGCCATCGTGCTGGCCGGTCCGGTGGCCGCTGTCGACGAGGTCCGGATGGACGGGGAGCTGGTGCCCGCCTCGGCGTACCGGGTGGACATCGCCTCCGGCGCTTACCTGCTGGTCCGGGTGGACGGCGCGTGCTGGCCGGTCTGCCAGAACTTCACGGCCGAGGCGACCGAGCCGGACACGTTCGAGGTGACGTACGAGCGGGGGACCGCCCTCCCCGAGGCGCTCGCCATCGCCACCGGCCTGCTGGCCTGCGAGTATGCCAAGTTCCTGACCCCCGGCCAGGACTGCGCGCTCCCGGCCAAGATGACCCGGTTGTCCCGCCAGGGCGTCGAGATCGAGGTGGCGCCGCCGGTCCCGGCGGACGGCCGGACCGGTATCAAGGCGGTGGACGACATAATCGCGGCGCTGAACCCGAGCGGGCGCAAGGCGCCGCCGATGATCATGTCGCCGGACCTCCAGCCGTGCGACCGGCGCACCTTGATCTACCCGGGGAGCTGACGTGGGGATCTCCGACCCGCTGGTGATGCCGCTGGCACGGCAACTGCTGGCCTGCTATGAGCAGGAGCTGCTCAAGCTGGACGTCCCTCCCCAGCACATCGGGCTACGGCCCGGTTCGGTCGTTGACTTCTTGATGTCAACCACCTCGGACGAGTGCTGCGAGGGCCTGGGCTGGGTCCGGCCTGCCGCGTTCTTCCCCAGCTCTCAGACGTTCCCGGTCCAGGACGCGGCGCCGAACAAGCAAGGCGCGCTCGGCTGGGCGATCACCCTGGAGATGGGGATCGTGATGTGCGCGCCGACGCCGGACGAGCACTCGATCCCCTCGGACGACGAGTGGGACGCGGTCACTCAGAAGGTCATGGACGCGAGCGCGGCGATGCGCCGGGCCATCTGCTGCTTCATCGAGCTGGACCGGCCCAACCGGCTCCAGAAGGTGCTGCCCGGTATCTGGCAGCCGGTCTCGGTGGAGGGTGGCTGTGTCGGCGGCCTGCTGCCGGTCACGCTGCGCGGTCCGGCATGTGATTGCGCGGACGCGGGCCCGACCTCATCCTGAGCAACAGCAAGCCCCGGGGAGATCGCACCTCCACCGGGGCCTGCGTTGTTCACGTGCTCATTCGACCTTACCGCCGTGCCTGTGATGATCACAATGGGTCAGCGGGAAAAGTCTGAGGAAAACCGCCTAGCAGCCCGGCGGCGGACAGTTCGCCGCGATCCGGAAGCTGGCGATCCGGTGGTACGCGGGCTGGCCGTCGCTCAGCAGCAACTGGCCGAGGTCCCCCCACAGGGTGGGGTGGTCGGCGGTCCAGCCCTGCTGGGGGCCCGTGCAGTTGTCGTAGGCGTACGCCGTGATGGTGACGTTGCTGCTGTACGCGCCGCTACCGTTGACCACCAGGCCGCCCGCGTTGTGGACCACGTTGGAACCGTCGGGCCACTTGGCCAGCGGGTCCCACAGGGAGACGCACCCGCCGCTGTGGATGGACAGGTTGTAGAAGGTCGACTTCCATCCCGGGCTCACCCCGCCGTCGCCGGGAGGCGCTCCGTACCAGACCCAGTGGTAGAGGCAGACGTAGTCCTCCGGGCAGGTGTGCCACACGGCGGCCTGCGCCGGGGCCGCAGAGAGGCCCGCGCCGAGCAGGACCGCCGCGAGCATCACCCCGACCCGCCTGAACATTCTCTTCACAAATCCTCCTCATGAGGTGGGAAATATCCCGTAGGGGTGGGCGGATTTGAACCACCGGCCTCCACCTGAGCTTCCGGGTTGCGCGTGCCCGGCCCGTACCGCACAGCGGTTCCTGATCAACGGCCCTATGTTGTGCGACTGGGTAGGTGGTGCTCTATCCGGTCTGAGCTACACCCCTTTGCACCCAGGATCCGGCAAGCGGTTGATTCCGAGATCCGTAGACCTCCGTGCCCTGAGAACCAAAACCTTACCGGCATCGCGTCAAAGTCGCAAGAAGTATCCTGAGGCCATGGTCAGGCACACGCTCCGCATCGACCGGCCCGCCCTCCAGGGGGTCGGCATGAACGGTGCCCGCAAGATCGTCAGCCGGGTGACCCGCCGGACGTTCAACCGCTCCCAGGTGCTGTGCCCGGTGGACACCGGCAACCTCCGGGCCTCGGGCGGCATGAAGCTCGGCGACCGGGGAGCCAGCGTGGTGGGCCAGGTCGAGTACACGGCGCGATATGCAGCCGCTGTGCACGAGGGGCGCCGCGCGCTCACCATCCGGGCCAAGGGCGGCGGCTACCTGAGGTTCGTGGTGGACGGCCGGGTGGTTTTCGCGCGCCAGGTACGCCAGCCTGCCCGGGCCGGGCGCCCGTTCCTGCGTACCGCGCTGTTCGAGGTGGCCGCTCAGGAGGGTCTCGCGGTCCAGCGCTGAGATGTCCGACTTCAAGGTGATACCGTGACATCATGACGACCGAACCGGCGGCCCCCGCCGAGGATCTGACCGAGATCCCGCACCTCCCCGTGATGTTCCGGGGCCGGGAGATCTGGACCAAAATGCCCCGGCCGGAGCAGCTCCTGGTCTGGGACCGCACCATCAAGCGACTGGAACAGGCACCGGTCGACGCGTCGTGGACCGGCTCCGAAATCATGGCCGCGCTCGACCGGCTCCGCCGGATCATCGACTCGATCCTGGTCAACAAAGCCGACGTGACCTGGCTGGACGACCAGTTCCTGGACGGGGAGCTGGAGTTCAAAGACCTGGCGCCCTTCATCACGATGACCGTGGACGCGTTCGCCGACGCGGCCCAGGAAGAGGCGCCCAACCGAGCAGCCAAGCGGGCGGCCAAGAGGGCCCCCGCCAAGAAGGCGACCCGAAAGAAGGCATGATGACCGACCCCGTACTGGGTACCGCCGAGCACGCGGCCAAGCTGACCGAGGGTAGGCACCCCGGCGTCCAGACCGCCATGGCCTGGCTGGCGTTCTCCCACCTCCCCGTCGCGCTCCAGGACTTCGCGCGGCCCTTCTACCAGACCGGCGCCGAGCTGATCGTCCGCGTACCGGCTGACTCCGCCGAGCTGACCACCACGCTCAACACGCTGGTGGAGGCCAAGGACTGGGCGGTCCGGGCGGGTATCCGCAACGACCACGGCAAGCCCGGCCCGGTGCCGCGCCCGGCCGAGGTCACCGACCCGCCGAGGTTCGGCCAGGCCCAGGTCCCGGCGCGAGCGGACCAGACGATCGGCGGTCGGCCGGTCCAGCCCGGCGGCACCCTCGGCAACTTTGGGCTGACGAAGACGCAGGCCCGGCCGCGTCCGATCCGGGACGAGCCCCAGGCATGACGGCGCCGAAGCTTCCCGAGGTCGTGGGCGGGATCCCGCTCACCGATCAGGGGTGCGTGAGCAACGGCTACCACAACACCTCGTGCCTGTGCCTGAACCGGCTGGGTCCGGCCGACAAGGTCTCGGACGGCCACCACACGTTCGAGGAGCTGTACGACCACCGGCGCGCCCTCACGGCGGCCCTGGCCAAGGCGGTCTCGCTGGACTCTTGGCGGAGCAAGGCGCACCACCCAGACGATGACCCGATGTTCGAGGGCGGCTACTTCATCGTCGGAATCAATCTGCCCACCGGCACGATCACCTACCACTACAAGCTCTCGCACTGGGACGACTTCGCGGGAGTGATCGAGCTGGAGCATGCACCCAAATGGGACGGGGCGGCGCCGGACGCCACGATCGAGCGGCTGCTGGGCTGGGCCCGCGCGTGAACTCCCGGGGGAGGAGGACCCAGCGGCGAGCGGCCGAGCGGCGCGCTCGCAACGCGGAGCGTGCCCGCCTCCTCCCCCTCCAGCGCTCGTTCCGGGTGAAGCGGAAGAAGTGCCGTGGACGTTGACCCGCTCGCGTCGATGCGCTGCTGGGCGATCGACATCACGCTGGGCGGCAGGACGTTCGAGATCCCGGCCGTGCCTGCTGTGGACTGGTGGCCGGTGCTCGCCAGCATGAAGCCGTCGGGGGTTCTTGATCTCTTAATGTCAACTGACACCGAGCTGGACGCCATGCTCCTGGACGGCCGGGTCACCGGCGCCGAGCTGACCGAGGCAGCGATCGAGGCGATCGAGGAAGCCACCGGCCGCTCCGTGCACGCCTCGTTCGTGCTGGCCATCGTGGGCAACGACCACTGGCAGGTGCTCGGCGGCCAGGTGGCGCAGGCCGGTTTCCGCTGGGACGTGCAGCCGATCGGCGCGGCGCTGGACCTGATCTACGCCCTGATCATGGAGGGCTTGCCGGACAAGGCTGCCCGGGACAAGTTCCTCGGCATCCTGGAGGACGAGTCGCTTACCCGGCCCAGCAAGAAGCGCACGCCCAGCGAGCGCGTGGTGGCCGAGTTCGAGGCTATGGCCGGTCCGCGTCCGAAACCGGCGCCGGTGCCTGGGCGATCCACCGCCGAGCCGTCCGGTAGTGCACTCCCCAGAAGTCGGCCACGGCCCCGGCAGCCCCGCCAGGACGTCCCGTCCGGCGCGCCCAGGCCACGACCCTAGCCACGCGCACGTAGTGCTCCGGCGGCCAGCTACGAGCGCCTGGAGGGCGCGGCCGGGCCAGCATGCGGAGCTGGGCTTCGCCCTCCCCGGCTAGCGCGCTGGCGGCCACGCTGGCTATCTGGCGCAAGGGGAGGGCGAGCAGGGTAGCGCCGTTGACCGGCTTGTCGGCCTCGCGGGACCAGATCACCAGCCCCTTGATCTCAGGCCGGTCGGTGCCCTGGCTGAGGTACACGTCGATCGTCCACGGGAAGGCCGGGTCGATGAGTTGGACCATCTCGCCGGTGTTGGTGAGCTGGGCGCGTGAGACATCCATCCGGCCACTCTAACCGAGATGCCCCCTTGCCTCAGGCAGACGTGACACCTGTCGGCCCTCTACGCTGGTGGCGTGCCCGATGTCGGATCCGCAAGCGTTGAGGTCGAGGGCGATGTCCGCGACTTCGCCCGCCAGACCGAACGCGATCTGAACCGCGCCCTGAACCGGATCGACCTCGATCCGGTCGAGGTGCCGGTGGACAAGGACGGCGCCCGCAAGGCGGGCGAGGACGCGGGCGAGAACCTCGGGGAGGGCGTCAAGCGAGGGGCGGACGGCAAGCTCCGGGACCTCAAGGGCCGGTTCGTCACCGAGGGCGCCAAGGCCGGGGACGCCGGTGGCGACGCGGGCGGGCGCGCGTTCGGCAAGGCCTTCCCCAAGGCGGTCAAGAAGGGCACGGACGGCAACTCGATCCGCCGGTTCCTAGCGGGCCTGTTCGGCCGCACGGGCACCGACTCCGCGACGCTGTTCGCCAACGCGCTGACCGGCGGGCTGTCGGTGCTGCCCAAGTTGATCGGCCCGGCGCTGATCACGGCCGGGCTGGGCATCGCGGCCGGGATCGCGGCGGCAGCAGGCCCGGCCATCGGCGCGCTGCTGGCGGGCGCCATCATCGCGGGCGGCGGCCTCGGCGTGCTCGGCCTCGGGGTGATGCTGCTCAAGGAGGAGCCCGGCCTCAAGAGCGCCGCCCAGAAGCTGGCCGATACAGCGAAGAAGAGCTTCCGCGACGCGGCCCAGCCGCTCCTCGATCCGCTGATCTCCTCGCTCAATCTGTTCCGCAAGACCGTGGGCGAGATCGCGCCGTTCGTGCACTCGGCGTTCGGCATCCTGGCGCCCGCTATCGAGCCGTTCGCCAAGGGCCTTACCCAGCTCGTGAAGAACGTGATGCCAGGGTTCCTCGATCTGATCGCGGCATCCAACCCGTTGCTGCGGGGGATCGCTTCGGAGTTTGGCGGGCTCGGCCAGTCGATCTCCAACTTCCTCGGCAACATCGCGGCCAGCGGGCCCGAGGCCACCATTTTCTTCAAGGACTTCCTGCGGTTCATCGGGTCGGTGATCCGGGGTCTCGGAGAATTGATCGGCAACCTGGCGCACGCTTACGTGGCGGTCAAGAGCTTCCTCGGCCCCCTCCCCGGAATCCTGCGCGAGGCCTGGACCGCATTCCGTGAGGGCGCCTCGGTCGGGGATGTCTTCAAGATTATCGAGAAGGCGTTCTCGCCCGGCTTCTTCGAAAAGGCGATCGCCACCTTCCGGTCCCTGGTGACCCAGGGATTCAATTACATCCTGGCCAATCTGCCCGGCCTGATCAGTGGGTTCCTCGCCTTCAAACAGCAGATCCTGAACGCGGTCATCCAGATCGCTCTGGGCATCGCGAACCAGTTGCCGACGATCATTCCGGCGCTGATCCAGGGCCTGATCACGGTGGCCACCACGCTGGTGAACGGCCTGGTGGCGACCGTTCCCCGGATCGTGGCGGCGGCCGGGGAGCTGATCAACGGGCTGGCCGACGGGATCGTGCGCGCCCTCCCGGCGCTGCTGCCCGCCATCGTGAACATCGTGACCACGCTGGTCACCGGCATTCTCGGGCTGATCCCCACGCTGATCTCCGCTGGGCTGCGCCTGGTGGAAGGCCTGGTCACCGGGATCCTGAACGCCCTTCCGGCGCTGTACACCGCGCTGATCGGCGCCATCCCGAAGATCATCAGCGCGCTGATCACCGCCGTTCCCCAGCTCCTGCTGCTGGGCACCAACCTGCTGGTGGCCCTGGTCCGGGGTATCGGCAACGCACTCCCCCAGCTCGTGACGGCCGTCCGGACCCAGGTGATCCCGACCCTGCTCAATACGCTACGCACCCAGGGACCGCAGCTCATTCAGCAGGGCGTTGAAGCGGTCAAGCAATTCATGCAGGGCTGGATCAACAACATCGGGACGATCGCGAATATCGTCACGACGCAAATCATCCCGGCCATCACCGAGCTGTTCAAGAACGCCCCGCAATTCATTCAGGCCGGTATCTCCGTTCTCCAGACCTTGCTTCAGGCGTGGTCGCAGAACATCGGGATCCTGACCACCTTCATCACCGGCACGCTCGTTCCCCAGATCACGGCCTTCCTGAAGAACAACCCTCAGGTGCTCGCGGCCGGAATCAACATGATAGTGACGATCGTGAATGCGTTCGCCAAGGCGCTCCCGATGATCATCAACTTTGTCTCGGGCACGCTGATCCCTGCATTCGTCGCGATCCTGAAAGCGAACGGCCCGGCCATCGCCAGCGCGGGCGCACAGATCATGCTGGCGCTGACCATGGCGCTGATCCGCTCGATCCCCTCGATCGTGACCGGCCTGATCGAGATCAACGCGGCGATCGTGAAGACGATCCTTAGCGTGGCCGGTGCGCTGATCGCGGCCGGGGTGAAGCTCATGGTCGGATTCGCCGCGTCGATCATCTCGGCCGGGGTGGGCCGGGCCCGCTCGGCGATCAACAGCGTGAAGGCAGCGATCCTCGGCGCGGCGGCCAGCGCCGTGGTGTGGCTCAGCAAGGCCGGGGTGAACGTGATCGTCGGCCTGACCAACGGCATCCTGAGCGGGATCGGCCGGGCGCGCTCGGCCATCGGCTCGGTCAAGAGCGCGGTCACCGGCGCGTTCTCCGGCGCCGGGAGCTGGCTGGTCTCGGCCGGGCGCCGGATCATCGACGGCTTGATCTCCGGCATCGAGGCTGGATTCTCCAGAGTGCGTGGCCTGCTCTCCTCGCTGACCAGCATGCTGCCGGATTGGAAGGGCCCGGCCAAGGTCGACGAGAAGATCCTGGAGCGCTCCGGTGACCTGGTCATGCGCGGGTTCGAGAGCGGCCTGGAGGGCCGGTTCGATTCGATCCGCAAGAAGCTCAGCGGCCTGACCGCCGACCTCCCGGCGTTCACGGCCACCGGCGGCACGCGCGGCGGGGACGGTGCCAGCATGGCGGCGCCCGGCGGTACCGGCCGCACCGTCAACGTGACGCTGGCGCCCGGAGCCATCGTGATCCAGGGTGGCGGCACCAAGGCGGGGCAGGATGCCGCTGAGGCGCTGCTGGAATCCCTCGCGAACGCTCAGGACTGACGGGGAGGAAGAACGTGGGCACGATCACCACGCTGCGCCCGAGCGCCACCAGCTCGGGCGTGGGCTGGACCCCGTCCGCCGGGACCCTGCACGGCGCCACCTCCGACGACTCGGACGCCACGCACGCGGACTGGAGCGGCTCCGGATCGCCTATGATCCTGGCCACGCCAGCCGATGCGCCGCCCGTCGGGGAACGTCGCCATCAGGTCCGGCTCCGCGCGCGCGGGGAGGACGGCGACGCCTGGTGGGCGGTGCGGCTGACCAGCGGCGGCCTTGTCGCCGGGGCCGCCGCGTCCTTCCCCTCCTCCCCGAGCACTGTCACCGGGTCATGGGGATTTGGCGCGCCCGCCGACGGGTCCACCGTGCTCTCCACCTACGTGACCGCCCAGAGCGCCGGGCTCAAGATCGAAGAGCTGTACCTGGACGTGGACACCCGGCTGGCGCCGACGTTCACGCTCTCCGTCCTGGACGGCTCCGGCACGCCGAGCGCCTCGATCAGCGACACGGCCCAGCCGACGGTCAGCGCCGGATCGCTCGACCTGGACGGTCTCCAGGCCCGGCAGTTCCGCTACTGGGTCACGCTCGGCAGCGACATTGTCTGGGACACCGGTGTGGTCAGCGGGCCGAGCACCGATCAGCAGACCGCCGCGCTGGACAACGGCACCTACACGGCGCACGCTCAGATCTGGACCACGCTGGGCAGCAACACCGCGTACGCCAGCGACGAGGAAACCAGCGTCTTCACCATCTCGGTGGGCTCGGTCCCGGCACCGGACAACCCGACGGTCACCCCCGTCCCGGACTCGCCGTTCTACTCGGTCGAGGCCTGCGCACCGTACGCGGGCGACTTCGATGACGGGCAGGCCTGGGTGGAGGTCCAGCGGGTCGATTGTCCTGGCGACGGCCAGCGGGTCACCACCGTGGCCATCCTCGGCCCGCTGGAGACCGACGAGTGCGCCACCTACGTGGATTACTCCCTCCCCCGTACCGGCATCGGCGCCACCTGTGATCATGACCCGGAGCTGTGCTGCTCCTACTACCGGGCGCGCACCCTGGGGAGGGTCGATGGCTCGCTCCAGATCTCGGACTGGTCCGACGCCTACGACCCCGGCATCCCGAGCGGCCTGATCTTCCTGTGGCCTTCCACCAACGCCTCGATCCCGTCCGGCTGGGACCGGGTGACCGCGCTGGACTCGCGCTACCCCAAGGGCATCGCTAGCAGCGTCACCGAGCCCGGTGCGACCGGCGGCGCGGCGGCGCACAACCACACGGTCACCGCCCACTCCCACGACGTGAGTCACGTGCACACGACCACGGCGGTGACCTCGGCAGCCGTCGGGACCTTCAGCTCGACGCCCAACACCGTCGGCACGGCGAACGTGGCGGCCACTCACACGCACACCACGCCGAGCACGAACAGCGCGACGGTCAGCTCCGGGACGACCTCGCCCGCCATCGACTCGCCGAACAACGACCCCGACCGGTTCCTCTCGATCTTCATCGAGAGCAACGGCCAGCCGCTCGGCGTGCCGGACGGCGGCGCCGCCATCACCCCTGACATTTCACTGTCAGGATGGACGGACTACGCGAACGCGACGAGCCGGTTCATGAAGGGTGCGACGGCGGCCGGGGACGGTGGCGGCACCGGAGCGAGCACCCTGAACAACCACACCCACGCGGTGGCGGCGCACACCCACACCGGCACCAGCCACCCGCACACGAGCGCGAACACCGGCTCTACCTCCTCGGCCCTCGCACTCTCGGCGGGCGCCACCTCGGCGGTCAGCGCGACCACGCACGCGCACCCGATCACCATCGGGTCGGCCGCTGACGCCGGTCTCTCGTCCGGCGGCTCGGGCACCTCGGGCGCTTCCTCCTCGGGCGCCACCGAGCCGCCCTTCATCAACATGCGGGTGAAGCAGAACACCTCCGGAGACGTCTCCTTGCTGGCGGGCCTGATCGGCCTGTGGCGCAAGTCGCTCGGCTCGATCCCCCGGCACTGGGCCCTTTGCGACGGCACCGGCGGAACGCCCGATCTGACCGGCAAGTACATCAAGGGCGCCACCAGTTCGATCGGCACCACCGGCGGCTCGGCCACCGGGCACACCCACACCAGCCCGAGCCACACGCACACGGCGACGGGGAGCCATACCCACACGATGACCGTGGGCGCACAGAACGCGGCCACCGCCAACGTGAGCACCACGGCCACCGTCTCGGTCTCCAACGGCACGCACACCCACACGCACGGCTCGACCGACGCGACCACCCCCACCGTCGGCTCGTCCACCTCGGGCACCCTGGCCAGCACGACCACCGAGCCGCAGTACGAGGAGGTGGCTTTCGTCCAGCTCACCGAGGACCCGGCGCCGCCACCAGCGCCGGACCAGTGGTGCCTGACCTGGGACGAGGACGAGCACCTGTTGCGCACCGAGGGGCCGGACGGGCCGATGTTCGCGACGGTCGGCGGCCTGTTCACCTGGGACGTGGACCGCCCGTTCACCTCGGCCACCGGCGTGATGGGCAGCCGGTTCGTGACCTCGGCGCCGCCTGGCGGCCGGAACCTCCACCTGACCACAGCGGTCAACGACGAGGCCGAGCTGGCCACGCTGAAGGCGGTTCTCGACCGGCCGCTGGTTCTTGTCTCTCCGAGCGACGCGGCCGAGGTCTGGGCCGCGCCGGTGGCCAGCTCGGTCCGCGTCGTGAAGATCGGCCGGATCCGCCAGGTCACCGCCGACTTCATCGCGACCGGGCCTCAGCCCGCCCCGCAACTGGCCGACGTGGGAGTATGACACGGTGAATCGGATCGAGGGGGCATCTCATGGCCACGACTGACGTTCTCCGGCCGGTCTCCGTCCGCAAGACGGGCGCCGGTACTGCCGTGCCCAGCGGCACGCTCTCGGGCGTGACCTCGGACAACTCGGATTCCACCTATATCCAGTTCCCTACAGGGAGTTCTGGTAACAACTGGAATCTGAGGGTCGGTTCCCACACCCCGGCGGGCGGTTACCAGCGCCATCGGATCCGAGGCCACGTCCGGATCCGGGCCGACGCCGGTGTCTGCACGGAGCTGATCAACGTCGGCCGGGGGACCTCGGATTGGATCGAGTACAGCTCGATCCCTGTGGACGACGTGATGCAGGACCAGTACTCCTCCTGGTTCCAGGACGCGGGTTACGGCCTGGCCACGGCGGGCGCGCTGGCCGACCTGAACATCGGTGGCGGCTGGGCCAACAACGCGATCAGCGCCACCGAGATGCGCACGGCCGAGTGCTACATCGAGATCGACTGCCGCCTGGCGCCCCAGTTCAGCGCCGAGGTGCGGGACGCGTCCGGTGCCGATCAGAGCGGCGGCACGGTCACCGACACGAACGCGCCCACCCTGTTCATCGGCGCGGTGGACTACGACGGGCTCCCGGCCAACTTCTGGTCCATGGTGGTCCGCAGCGCCACGGACGAGGTGTTCCGGGCGGAGGGCTCCGGCCAGCCGCCAGTCAGCGTGGACGTGGTCCCCGGCTTGCAGGACGGCTCCTACACGGCCTACTTCACGGCGTTCTCCACGATCCGGGGAGCCGATGACTTCGGGGCCACCACCCCCATCACGTTCGACGTGGAGAACACGGTCCCCCCGCCTTCGCCTCCCCTGGTCAGCGTGACCGAGGAGGGCGGCGGCTACCGGGTGACCTGGGAGGATCCGGGCGGCCAGCTCTGGGACAACGGCTACGTGGTGGCCGAGGTCTACCGCGACGACTGCACGGGCTCGCAACGGATCGCCACGATCGCCGACGCCCTCAACGGCTCGTACCTGGACCTGGCCATCCCTCAGCTCGACCCCCAGCCGGTGCCTGGTCCTGACTGTGAAGTGTCAAGCGAAGACTGCGACATCACCTACCGGGTCCGCTACTGGGGCTACATCTCGACCAGCGTGGAGCTGCCGGACACCATCCCGGCCGACCTGATCCTGGGCTGGCCGAGCACGGCGGCCAGCATCCCCAGCGGCTGGACCCGGGTCACCTCGCTGGACGCGGTGTTCCCCCGGGGGAGCAACGGCACCGGCGCGCCCTCGGCCACCGGCGGATCAGCCAGCCACGCCCACTCGGTCGGCCCTCACGCCCACCTGGTTGGGGAGCACAACCACCTGCTGGGCGGATCCACCGGGACGAGCAACTCCAGCACCACCTCGGCGCGCTTCAACGGCGCGACCCAGCCACAGGCTGACCAGCCGCACTCGCACACCCGGCCCGTCCAGACCGGCATCGCGGGGGAGCTTCAGACGGGCATCTCGACGCCGGGCACGAGCACGGCCAACAACACCCCGCCAGCTCTCGATGTGATCTGGATCGAGTCCAACGGGAGCCAGACCGGGTACCCGGTCGGCTCGGTCGCCTGGGCCACCGAGAACGTGTCCGGCTGGAACAGCTACGCGGCGGCCAGCGGACGGTACCTCAAGGGCGCGGCAGCGGCCGGGAACGGCGGGGGGACCTCAGGCAGCACGACGCACACGCACTCGGCCGGACTGCACGGGCACACCGGCGTCAGCCACGGCCACATGATTGGGGGGACCGGGCTCAGCAATCCGGCCAGCTCGGAGGAGGCGGGTTTCGGCTCGAACACCCCCCGCTGGCTGCCCCGGCACACGCACCCGATGACGGTCGCCTCGGCCAGCACCGGCGGCCTGAGCAATGAGACCGCCGGGACCACGACCTCCGGCAGCAGCGAGCCGCCGAACCGCCGGTTGAAGGTGCTCCAGAACGCGAGCGGCGGGACCCAGACGCGGATCATCGGCCTGTACACCGGCGCGGTGGCGGACCTCGATCCGTTGCTGACGCTGTGCAACGGCTCGAACGGCACGCCGGACATGCGGACCTGGTTCGCGCGCGACGCGGGCGCGGCCTCGGTCAACTCGACCAGCGCCGGGAGCACGCACAACCACCTGACCCAGTCGCATTTCCATGACATCAGCGGCCACACCCATGGCACCGACGTGCTGGCCTCCACCACCGGATCGTTCGAGGCGCCGACCTCCGGCGACCTCGGCAGCTCGCCGACCACCAGCCACGACCACACCAGCGGCAGTACCGGCAGCACCTCGCCGAGCTGCTCCACCGTCGGCGCCCAGACCGCCAGCACCGAGGACCAGGTCCCGCCGTACAAGGAGGTCCACTTCGTCCGGCTGGACGGCACGATCTCCGGTGGCCCCCTCCCCGTGCCCGAGCTGAAGGTGACCGACTTCGCGAGCGCCACCGTGCCGAGCTTCACCTACTCGGACGACCTGGACCGGCTGGCCAGCTTCACCGACATGCTGGCCGTGGTCACCGACCGGGCGCACGCGTTCCCCAAGCTGGTGACCGACTCCACCCCGCTGGACGGCGGATTGCACACGGTCAGCTCGACCACGGCCGGGGAGGACCTCCAGCTCACCATCGCGGTGGAAGGGATGGCGGCCATCGACGAGCTGGAGGCGCTGCTGGCCTCGGACCGGCTCTACTGGTCGCCGCTGGGCGGGACGCCGGGCTGGTTCGCGCCGGGCGGCTGGTCCGTCCAGCCGGGGGCGCCGGGTGTGAAGGTTCTTCAGATCACGATGGTCCGCCAGGACTGGCCGCCGACCGACGACCCTAGCGAGTTCCTATGAGCCAGCGCTTCTCCTCCGCTCGCCATCAGGCGGTCCTCTCGACGCCGACCGGTTACCGGAGGTGGTTCGAGTTCACGTTCTTCCGGGGAGGCGAGTCGGTCACCCTGGAGCCGATCAGCGGGCGGCTCACCCAGGACGCGACCCGCAACGGCCGATGGGACGGTCAGCTCACGTTCGCCGGTGACGAGCTGCTGCCGACCCGGCCAGGTGACATCCTCACGCCGTTCGGCACGCGGGTGGAGGTGAACCTGGGTCTCGAGCTTCTTGACGGTTCAGTGTCAAGCGTTCCGTATGGCACCTACGAGATCAGCTCGGCCAAGGCCGGGATCTCGGCCGATCAGCGCACGGTGGAGGTCGGCCTGGCCGACGTCTCCAACGTGATCGAGCGCTACCGGTTCGAGAACCCGCTGACCATCGCGACCGCCACTGACCTGGGCACCATGATCAACACGGTGGTCACCAACCGGGTGGGCGTCAACCCCGGGGTCAGCACGGTGGGTGCCGTTCTCGGCGCGGCCCGGGTGTTCGGGCTGGACACCGGGACCGCGCCCTGGGCCGAGATCCTGGACGTGCTCTCCGGCTTCAGCCGGACCGCCTGGTACGACCGGGTGGGCCACATCCAGGTCGGCTCGGTCAACGTCGACCCGAGCGCGGCCTACCCGCTCTCCTCGATCGCCACCTTCTCGGCCGACTTCGACACCAAGCCCCCCAACGTGGTGGTGGCCCGGGGGGAGCCGCAGGACGGCACCACGCCCGTTCAGGCGGTCGCCATGGACACCGATCCGTCCTCCCCTACCTACGCGGGCACCGGGCCGGGAACCAGCCCATACGGCCGGGTGACGTACTTCTACAGCTCGCCGCTGATCCTCACCACGGCGCAGGCCCAGAGCGCGGCCAACACGATCCTGGCCGAGAACGTGGGCGCCGGTGCCAGTCACACGCTGACCGTGCCCTACGACCCGACCGTCTCCGCCGGGGACGTGGTCTCCGCCCGGGGAGCGATCCTGGCCGTGGACGTGGTCCAGCTCGACATCACCGGGGACACCGAACTGACCGTCCGGGAGCTGAGCTAGATGACTGTCAACCTGACCAAGCTCAAAAGGAAGATCAACCCGGACCCGGACGGGCAGGGCATCCCCCGGCTCAAGACCGGCGTGGTGAGCGCCATCGCCTCGGACGGCACGGTGGACATCACCATGAACGGCGCCACCGTGGCGGACGTGCCGGTCCTCGGCTCGGCCGTGCTCGCGGTCGGCACGGTGGTCCAGGTGCTCAGCTACCGGGGCTCGATGCTCATCCTGGGCGGCTCGAACAGGTCGGTCAGCGTGCCGGTCTCGGTGCCGGGCAGCTCGGCCGACTCGGGGACGACCACCAGCGACACCTACGTCACCTCGCTGACCGGCGCCACACTGGCCACCGCTGGGGCCGCGTTCATCGCGCCGCCCAGCGGGACGGTGTACGTGATGTGCAAGGCGGCGGCCCAGAACGACACCGTCAACGACTTCGCGCTGGTCGACTTCCAGGTTAGGCAAGGCTCCACTATCAACGCAGGCACCGTGGTCCGGGCCACCAACGACAACACGGCGGGCATCGTCAAGGCCGGGGTGGCCAACCAGCAGGCCACCATCGTCAGCGCGGACGTGGTCACCGGGCTCACCCCGGGCGCGGCCTACAACGTGACGATGGCGTTCCGCCGGGCGGTCGGGGGAACGGCCAGCTACAACCGGCGCCACGCCCTGGTGTTACCTCAATGACGTGGGGGGAGGGGGAGACCGGGGGAACCCTCTCCCCTATGCACATTGCAAAAACGTCTTTGGTCTCGGGGCGCGAGGGCGCACACGTATACGCGGGAGAGCTAGGTTTGGGCCTCCCCCGGTCTCCCCGTCCCCCCCGCCGATTCCAGGGTTGCGCGACTGCCCCGCCGATCCGCTATGCTGAGGACATGACAGCCATGCCGCCAACGTGGGACATCCTCGTGCCGACCCTGGGCGAGCGACGCGCTTCGTTCGAGCGGCTGATGAAGGCGCTGTTGCCACAGACCGAGGCCTACGGGGGACGCGTAGGCGTGGTCGGCTACTACAACAACGGGTATCCGGGCCTGCCCACGATCCGCCAGCATATGGTGCTCGGCTCACCGGCGGACTACGTCTCGTTCGTCGATGACGACGACCTGGTCCCGCCGTACTTCGTGGAGGAGGTCGTACGAGCGCTCGACCGGGGACCCGACTATGTGGGCTGGCAGGTCCAGTGCTACTCGGACGGAGTTCCTACGGCGGTCTCGTACCACAGCCTGGAGCACCGGAAGTGGGTCAACCTCCCCGATCGGTACCTCCGGGACATCTCGCACATCAATCCGATCCGGACCTCGATCGCGCGCCGGGTGGACTTCCGCCGGGCGGCGCCCGGCCAGCCCGAGGACCGCGCCTGGGTGCACCAGCTTCGTCAAGGGAACAAGCTGAAGACCCAGGTCGTGATCGACCGGATCATGTACCACTACCTGTTCTCGACCAGCAAGACCGCCGGGATCGGATCCCGCTGGCAAGCGCCCAGCACGATCCATCCCGGCCTTGACCGCGCTGTGATCGACCACCCGAACTTCTCCTGGAGCGACGATGCCTGAGCTGGCCGTGATCATCCCGACCCGAGGGAGGCCGGGGAACATCCGCAAGGTGATCAGCGCGTGGGACTTCACCAACGCCTGGGACGCGGCGGACATGATCCTGGCCGTGGACGGCGACGACCCCGAGGTGGACGGCTACCACGAGATCCTGGCCGAGTTCCTGGACGGGGTACCGCGCGGCGCGCCCAGTCCACTGGGCATCCTGCGTTACGAGACCTGGATGCCGATGGTGCACAAGCTGGAGCAGGCCGTCACCCACGTGCTGGCCGAAGACCGGTACTTCGCGCTCGGGTTCGCCGGTGACGACCACATCCCCCAGACGATCGACTGGGCCCAGACCTACCTGGCGCAGCTCCACGATCTGGGCAGCGGCCTGGTCTACAGCGACGACGGGTACCAGGGCCGCAACCTGTGCAGCGAGTGGGCGATCACGGCCGACGTGGTCCGCGCCCTGGGGAGGATGGTCCCGGCGCCGGTGGAGCACATGTACTCCGACGTCTCGCTGCTGGATCTGATGGACATGGCCGGAGCCGCTCGTCACCTCCCCCAGGTGCGGATCGAGCACATGCACCCGATCGTGAACAAGGCGCCGGACGACGAGCAGTACCAGCGGGTCAATTCCCGGGACCAGTTCCGCAAGGACGAGGTTGTGTACAACGCCTGGACCCGGACCAGGAGAGCGGCCGAGGCGAACGTGGTCCGCGCCTTGCGGACCGGCCGCGCTGACGAGCCGCTGGCCCGGGCCCGGCCCCGGCCTACTCGCCCGGTGCGCAACCCTCTGATCCAGCGGTCCGGGCCCACTCGCAGAAAGGCAGCTGCCGTCATGCCCCCTGTCACCTATCCGTTCACCCGCGAGTTCAAGCATGTCCAGGGAGCCACGCCCGACGAGATCGGGATGGCCCTCGCCGACTTCGCCACCCAGGTCCCGGCCGACCAGGAGATCGTCGAACTGGGCGTGTTCCAGGGCCGGACCGCGCTGATCATGGCCTGGGGAGCCAGGCAGGGTAACGGCGCGCACGTGACCGGCATCGACGCCTGGGACCTGCCCGGAAACACCTACGGCCCGCCGTTCAACGAAGACGGCTCGCGCGCCTGGGCGGAGTACCGGATCCGGGAGCTGGGCTACGCCGACCAGATCACGCTGGTCAAGGGGTTCGCCTCGGACGCGGCGGACACCTGGCCGACCCTGACCAAGGACGGCCGGAGCATCGGCCTGCTGTTCGTGGACGACGACCACTCGTACGCGGGCGCGCGCCGGGCGATCGAGGACTGGGCGCCGCACCTCGCTCCGGACGCCGTGATCGCCATCGACGACTACGGCCACCCGGACTGGCCCGGCGTCAAGGAGGCCGTGGACGACCTGGTGAACGAGGGTCTCCTGGAGCCGACCACGATCTATCACGAGCGGCTGGCCGTGACCAAGCTGGCTGACGCCGAACGGGTGCACTCCCAGCGAGGTATCGCCACCTACGAGGCGCCCAAGGCCATCACGAGCGAGGGCGTCTCGCCCTCCCCGGAGCCTGCCGACGAGGTGGACTTGCTGTTCCCGGCCGCGCCCGAGGATGACAGTTCAGTGTCAACCGACCTGGCCGAGGAGTGGCGCCGGGTGGACCCCGAGGGCGTGGCCGCCCTGGAGAAGTCCGCCGAGGCGCTGGAGGTGCGCAAGGTCGTGGCCGAGAGGGAGCTGGGTGGCGTGGCCGCCGGTACGCCGGTCGACACGCTCACCCTGGGCCAGCTCCGCACCCTGGCCAAGGTCCGGGGTATCCGGCTGGGCGTCCGCAAGGACAAGAAGGCCGAGATCGTTCAGGCGCTGGCGGACGGGAAGTGAAGCTCTCGGCCAGCATCATGGCGCACCCGGACCGAACGCCGTACGTGGACGAGCTGAGAGACGCGCTCGGGCGCCCGGTGGCTGTGTGCTGGGACAGCGAGGGACCGGCGTCCGGCAACGCGGACCGGGTCTGGCGCACGGCTCGCGGTGGCTGGCTCCTGCACGACCCGGACGCTGATTGGCACCTGCTGCTACAGGACGACGCGTGGCCGTGTGCCGACCTGCTGGCCGGGCTGGAGAACGCCCTGGAGCGCGTACCGCCGGACGCCGTGGTCTCGGCCTACCTGGGGAGGGGCGGCGCCACACCGGCACGCTGGGGCCGGATGGCCTCCCAGGCCGACCGGACGGGCGCCTCGTTCGTGGTGAGCCGGAAGCTGATGTGGGGGGTGGCCATCATCCTCCCCACCAAGCGGATCGGGGAGATGATCGAGCGAGCCGACCGGATGGCCGGGGTGACCGACGACATGCGGGTGGCGGGCTGGGCCGACCGGACCAGAACCGACGTCTGGTACACCTGGCCCTCACTGGTTGATCACCGGCCGGTACCGTCACTGACGAAGCACCACGCCAAGAACAGACGCGCCGAGCGCCACCATCCGGGCTCGGCCCTGGAACTGGCCTGGACGGGACCGGTGGTGGAGGACCCGATGGCGATCAGACTGCGGGGGCAGAGGTCAGGACCGAGCGCCAATCGGAAGGTAACCTCACTGCAACGGCCCGCCGGACCAGGAAGGTAGGGACACGTGCGTGAGCAGACGAGTAGTCCCCCCGTTGCAGCGGGACGTGGTTTTCCTGGTGGTGGGCGGTCTGTGGGGCACGTTCATAGTGCTGACCGCCGGGCCGTGGCCGCTGATGCTGATCAGCGCCGGGACCATGCTGGGTCCCGGATTTATGAGACTCTGGCTCTCGGGACCCGGTACCCAGGGCAATCCTGGCTCGCTGGAGCAGGGGCCGCCGGGGCCGCAATCCTTGTCCTTGCCTGGATCGTCCAGCGCGTCGGAAGCTGAGGCCCGGCCGTGACCGAGACCCACGAGTTCATCGAGCGCGAGGGCAGACCGGTCGCCGAGGTCTGGGAGATTCCGAGGCGGGTCTGGTTCATCTTGCTGAGCTTCGGCCTGGCCGTGTTCGTGCTCTCCGGCCTGCTCTCGTGGCGGATCTGGGAAACCGGGCGCCAGGCGGATCGGGCGGCAGCCGAGGCAAAGATACGGCAGGACCGCGCCATGTGCGTGATGCTCGACCTGTTGACGTCCGGTCCTTCCCCGGTGGCCGGTCCGGCCGGTGACCGGGGCCGGGTCATCCTCGGTGCGATGACGGCCTACCGCGCGACGCTGGACTGTCCTAAGCCCTGACCTGGGCCCTTGTCTTGCGATCCTCAAAGGTGTGACTGTATAGTCGGAAGCTAGCAGGCAAATGCGGACGCACGGACAAAAGGGAGAGAAGGTGAAACCGTGATGAACGACCAGGCGCGAGAGACGTCGGAGAAGTTCGTGGGCTACGGCCCGGCGGCCGAGTATCTGGGACTGAAGCGGAACACGCTCTCCAGCTACGCGGCTCGCGGGATCGGTCCCAAGATCGACCACTACGAGCCGGATGTGCAGTACAACAAGCCGGTGTTCTTCAAGGACGACCTGGACGAGTGGAGCCAGAACCGGCCGGGCCAGGGTGCCCGGACCGACCTGATCGGCGCCGCCACCTGAGCTTTCCCGTTGCCCCGCCCCACCGCGAGAGCCTCCTGGACATGCCCCCGGGAGGCTCTTGCTTTTTCCGGCCCTCGGCTCGAAGCATCCTAGGAAACCAGGACGGTTCGCGGCCGGGAGCCGAACTTTTATTACTTGTCGATGAAAGTATTCCGGGGCAACAAAAAAGGCCCGCCTCCCGGCGGGCCCCTCGGCTTCTCAGTGCTGGCACTTGCGGCAGGTGATCTCCTCGCCGGTGACCTTGGTGGTCAGCGTCCCGCCGAGCTGGCGGGACCGGTAGCTGGCGCCACAGTGGGCAACCCCGCCGACGATCCGGTGGACCTCCAGGCCCTTGCCGATCCGGCCAGTGGACTCGGTCTCGGTGGCCGGGGTCTCGGTGATCACCGTGTAGCCGTTGCGCTCCAGGCCCTCGGCGAACCGCGCCGCCACCCGCTCGTTCTTGAACTCGCGCTGGCCCTCGCCCTTGCCGGTCCACTTGATGGTGATCATCTCTGCTGTTCCTCTCTGTGTTCCCCGCCCTGATGAGAACTACCTTACAGGCATGACGTTTAAGTGTCAACACCTTGCCTTGTGGAAGAGTTCACAAACTAGGAAGAGCCCGCCTTCCGGCGGGCCCTCCTCGGGTTCAGCGGACCGAGCGGCGCTTGTCGTTCTTGACGCCGGTGATGACCATGACGCCCTCGCTCTTGGCGACGATCTCGCGCAGCGTCTCCAGCTCCTCGGGGCTGATCCGGGCGTAGTTGGCCTCGCCGCTGATGGTGTAGGTGACGAACTTCAGGCCGGTCATCGTGGTGGTCATCTCTGCTGTTCCTCTCGATCTGCCCGGGGGCCGTTCCCCCCTGACACGACAAACATTACAGGCATGACGTTTAAGTGTCAACGGCAAACCCACGACTGTGAAGTAGTTCACACGGCGTTGACACTTAAACGTCATGCCTGTAAAGTAGTTCTTGTGAGGCCGCAAGGGGCGGCCTACCAGGGGAAGGACCATCAGAGATGACCGTCAAGACCACCGGTGCCCGGCGCCCGACCGCCGCTCAGCGCAAGGCGACCACTGCCCGCCGGACCGCCCAGGGTGTGTTCGGGCTCGGCGTGGCCGTGAGCCTGACCGCCAACATGCTGGCCTCGGCCCACACCGTGATCGGCGTAGCCACCGGCCTGTGGGCGCCGGTCGCCTTCCTGGCCGCCATGGCGATGATGGAGAACGTCCCGGCCAAGGGGCTGGCGGGCAGGCTCCGGTTCACCGGCATCCTGTTCCTGGCTGGGATCGCGGGCTGGGTCTCGTACTGGCACCTGGTGGAGGTCTTCCAGACCGGCGGCGCCGATGTGATCAGCGCCCACCTGCTGCCGCTGACCGTGGATGTGATGATGGCGTTCGCCGGTCCGGCGATGAAGGCCAAGGCCGCCGCTCCGGCGCGGCGCCGCCCAGCAGCCAAGAAGACCGACAACGTCCGCAAGCTGCGCGCCGCCTGACCTCCTCCCCGCAAGGCCGCCTGTGAAGTAAGCCACAGGCGGCCTTGAGGTGTTGACACTTAAACGTCATGCCTGTATAGTTCTTCTCATCAGCAAGGAACACCGAGAGAGGAACAGCAGCCATGAACTTCGGAATCCTGGTCCAGCTCCGCAACGGCCACCAGACCATCGTCCTGACCGACACCCAGGAGCACGCCAACGACCTGGCCGAGATCCACCGCTCGGGCCGCGTCCCGGAGCAGATGACGGGCCGGATCGCCAAGCTGGCCGATGGCCGCTGGTACGTCACCCCGAACGGCAAGGGCTCCCAGTGGTTCTCCTCGCTGGAGCTGGCGGGAGACTTCGTCAACGCCCTCTGATCGACCGGCCCGGGCCCCGCTACGGCGGGGCCCTTGTCGTGTGCCACGCGGTCCCAGGATGTTCGCCTATTCCACCGTGTAAAACCTTACAGCCGTGATCTTCCCTGGTCAACGGTTTGTGTCTTACCTCACAGTCATGCCGTGGGGGTTGACGGTTAAGGGTCAATGCCTGTAAAGTAGTTCTCATCAGGGAGCGAGAACGAACGAAGGAGATCGAGATGGGCGCCATCGCCAAGGGCAAGGTCAACGCCAGCGAGACCCAGATCGGGGACCGGATCATCGTCAAGATTCACCGGAACGACGCAGGCCTCTGGACCTCCACCAGCCCGAGCCGGACCAAGACCGGCACCGACGTGCTGGTGGCCCGGGTGACCGGCAAGCCCAAGTGCATCGGGCGCCGGGGCTACATCGTCCAGACCACGGCGGGCGAGTTCTACGCCGAGCCGATCCAGACCATGTGGCTGGCGCCGGAGGACGCGGCCGGGATCAAGCGGGCGCACGCCGAGGCCCTGGCCGAGGACACCGAGCGCGCGGCGATCACGCCCTCGCCGGTCGAGGAGACCGAGCAGACCACCAACACGGCCTACTTCCCCGGTAAGGACGAGGGCCGTTCGACCGACGAGTTCCTGGCCAGCCTGGACGAGCCCGAGGAGATCGAGATGACCACCGAGACCGCAACACCGCACCGGACCGGATCCGCCGTGGTGACGATGATGGAGCGGGTCTGGGAGCGGATTCGCCAGAACCACCCGGACCTGCCCGACATGGTCATCGTGACCGGCTCCGGCCACGACACCGGCGGCCTGAAGTGGGGCCACTTCCGGGCCGGTGGCTGGACCACCCGCGACGGGGAGGGCGCGACCACCACGGCGAAGATGGACGAGATGTTCATGGCGGGCGAGACCCTCGCCAAGGGCGCGCGCCAGGTGCTCCAGACGATGCTGCACGAGGGCGCGCACACCCTCGCCCGGATCCGGGGGGTCCAGGACACCAGCCGCCAGGGCCGGTGGCACAACATGAAGTTCGTCGGCCTGGCCCAGGAGATGGGCCTGGAGTACCGCAGCAGCCAGGCGGACAAGTCGATCGGCTACTCGGCCGTGGTGCTCAAGGACGAGACGACCGAGGAGTACGCCGACCTGCTGGACGAGCTGGACAAGGAGATCTCGCTGGTGATCAGCCTTCCGGTCTGGCTGGGCGGGCTGACCCCGGTCGGGGAGCCTCAGGGCGGGGAGGGCGTCAAGGGCCGCAGGCCGACCGAGGCCCCGTCGGTCAGCAACAACCTCAAGCTGACCTGTGAGTGCGAGACCCCCAATATCATCCGGGCGTCCCGCAAGGTGGCCGAGAAGATGGTGGTGAACTGCGGCGACTGTGACGCGCTCTTCCTGGAGCGCTGAGCGGGCCGCCAGCGCCGGGCGAGCCCCGGCCCTCCCCGAGGGCCGGGGCTCCCGCTTGTGCAGGGCCAGCGGCCATCCTGGCGGGCCAGCCCCCACGCTCGTGGCGGGGCGACCCTCACGCCAGCGCCGGGCGCTATGGGATCGCCTGAGTGAAGTCGCGAACGGGGGTTGACACTTTGTCGGCATGACTGTAATGTAATCCATGGTGGGAGAGGTTTCCGCTTCAGAGGGAGGAAGAAAATGACGGGCATCTATGAGGCTGTGGGCACGGCCGGGATCTCGGTGCGCGAAGCGCTGGCTAGGGAGAACGACCTGGCCAAGCTGAGCGACGACCTGATCCGGGAGAAGGTGATCCGCCAGGCGATGGCGGAGACCGGTGAGAGCCGGGAGATCGTGATCGAGATGCTGGACGCGGCCGAGTCGATGGGCCAGGAGGCGGTGCTGGACCTGACCGAGGGCCAGCCGACCACGCTGCACAACGGGCTGAGCCGCTACGTGGAAAGCCTCCTGTCCCGCTGGCCGGATGGTGCCGACCTGGACCAGGAGACCGTCGTGGGGGAGCTGAGCGGGCTGCTGGCGTACCCCTGGCCCGCTGACCGGCCGGGGGTACCCGTGGATCTGGAGGACAGCCTGGAGCGCCGGGAGGGCGAACCTGTGGGCTACCACCGGCGCCGCACGACGGAGACCGGCTACCCGCTGATGGGTTCCAGCGACGCCGAGCGCGAGGAGAGCCACCAGCGCGCCATCCGGATCCAGCGCCAGGCGATGCGGGATCACGTGTTCGTGGGCGACGGCCAGTACTGCGAGGCCATGTTGCCGACGTGTCCCAGCGGGAGCCCGGAGACCGGTGTCATCACCGGGGCGACCGGTTGCGGCTACGGGCGCGATACGCACCCCGACGCGGTCTGACCTGCGCGAACAGCAGTCTTCCTCCCCGAGGTTGCATACCTTGCAGTCAATACGGTAAGGTATTGTTCAGAAGGAAGGAGGGCCGCTGATGCGGACCCGAGTCAAGGTCACCGATCTGAACCTCCGGCAATGGGAGTACCTCCAGACCAACGTCCTGGTCACCGGCCGGGAGTTCCTGGACGGGCTGCCCCGGGCGTGCGTCGTGTTCGAGCTGACCCCGGACATGGCCGAGCTGCACATCGAGATGGACCTGGTGGAACTGGCCGGGCTGATGGTCACGCTGAACGGCCTCAAGGACGAGGTGGCCGTG